TCCGTTTATTCGGCATACAACGCTCCCGAACTCAACGCAATTATTGCCGCTCTCGACGCCGCCCAAGGGATCTCCACTGGATACACCGTTGGGATAATTGATTTCTCGACATCACTCACATTTCAAAATAACCAGCTCACTTTGAACGGGAACATTTTAACTTTCACCAACTGATACCAATACCATGCCAAACCTCGCAATTGAAGACCTCACCCCACAGCAAGAAGCTGACTTTCGCAACGCTATCGGCATCACTGCCGCCACCGTCCCGAACACGCCCGCTGGCAACATCGCAGCAACGACCGTCCAAGCGGCCATCAATGAGCTGGATGCCGAGAAAGCCCCCGCCGCTGCTTATGCCCGCACGGACATCGGCCAGACGTTCGCGGGCGCGCAGAACTTTACGACCCGCCCCAGATCCAGCGCGGCAATCACTCCCGCGAATGCTACGGAGCTAATCACACAGGCCGACATACTCCCTGAATTTCTTCAGTTCATCCCGACTACGCTACCATTCGCAACCACGACCGGAACAGCGAACACGAACGGCTCAAACACGGGAAATTCCGCAGTAATAACTGTATTAAATACAGCGGTTGCTGGTAATTATAGGGAAGCTGTATGTAGCAGTATCCCGATTCACCGCAGTGGATCAGGTGCAAACATCCGCTTTTTTGATAGTAAGTTCACCATTCTTTTCGACTTACAAACGAATGGTATGTGGGACAATCAATATAGGTTCCTGTTTGGTGTAGGTAGCATCCAGACCCTCTCCGCTGCTGGTATTGGCGTGGAGTGGACAGGTCCGACATCTGGGTTTATTCAAATTCACGATGGCACCGCCCTATACACGCAAGCGTTTACGGTTTCGGGGTTTGACTCTTCCAAGCTGCACAAATTCGCGCTGATTTGGGATCAAGGCACGCTCAAATTATTCTGGAAAGGGTGGAATGATTCCACCGCCGAGCCTCGGTTTGCTCTGATTGCCACGCTAACGCGCACGGGACTACCTACCGTTACTTCTGGTGTAAACTGCAAATTTGTAAATCAAGCAACTGGCACGCCCGGCTCCGCTATGTCGCTGAATATCCGCGAGGCTAAATTCTTGTCAATGGCACCAACGCTAGTCTAACACCACCATGACCACCCTCCTCCGCACCATACGCAAAATCCGGCGCAATATCTGGATCTGCTTCGTCCTCTCTCGCCATCGCTACCTATGAACATCGTTCCCAACACAACGCCTCCACCTGACTGGTTGTCGATCTTTTGATCATATATTGGGAAATCCTTGATTACATCATCCTCCAATATAAATACTATCATGGCAGGCATGATGAATAATCCTAATAATAGAACAAATATCTCAAGAGATGGTAAATCATCTTCTTATGATCGTTCTATGACATCATATTTAAAGAATCGTCTACCGTATAATTATAACGTTTTAGATTCCGACGACTCCAAAAATCCGAAATATAAATATTTCCAAAATGTGGGAATGCGTCGGCCTGAAGCGATTGCTAAAAATTCTGTTACTCTTAGTAATGATTATAATAATACGGCATTTTCCGCCATTGAGCAGGATAAAAGCTTCTCGAATATCATGTATGCTACGGCATCAGAAGATAAACCGGGAAGAATGCGGGATTATAGATCTATGGCAGCATTTTCCGAAATTGCTGATGCTCTGGATGAGATTTGCGATGAGACTATAAATCCTGACGAAGATGATAATATCATCAAATTGAAGTTTAAAAATGCTGAATTGGATTCGGATAAAAAAGATGATGTCGTAAAGGAATGGGAAAAATATATCGAGCATTACGATTTACATAATAATGGCTGGCAATATTTTAGACAATTTCTCACTGAAGGGGAATTATATTTCGAGCAAATCATTCATGAAGATTATACGCATGAAGGAGTTTTAGGCGTTATTAATATACCATCTGATCTTATCGATCCTGTTTATGGCAACATTCAAAATATGTTGGTTAAAGGATTCCTATATCAAAAACCAATTTTCGACAAGAATGATCCTAGAAAAGTTGAAAAATATGAACCGATTCCTTACGAGGAAAATCAGGTAGTATATATTAACAATTCGTCATATAACGATACCAAGGAATTTATTATACCATTTATTGAAAATGCGAGACGTGCGTATCGTCAGCTCTCGATGATGGAAGATGCTATTGTTATCCATAGAATGGTTCATGCGCCTCTTAGATTTGTCTTTAATGTTGATGTTGGTCGTTTAAATGTCCCCCAAGCCGAATCATACCTACGAAAACTACAAGCCCAATACTGGTCCACGAAAACTTTCGATGCTGATCAGGGGGATATTGTTAAAAAATATAGCCCACAATCAACTTTAGATTCTTATTGGTTTGCAAAAAGACAAGGCACGGAAGCCACGACAGTACAAGAAATCGGCGGACAATCTGGGGGTGATCAGATGGAAGGTCTTTATTTTTTCATTAAAAAACTTTATCGTTCTTTAAAGACCCCAACGTCTAGGTTAGACCCAGATGATTCATTTAGAGATGGGACAGATATTCTTAGAGAAGAATTGAAATTTGCCCGCATGATTATGCGCCAGCAACAAAAATTTGCTTCTGGTCTGAAGAGAGGATTTATCACTCATCTTAAACTTCGCGGTATGTTTAATGAATATGATCTAACCGAACAGAATTTAAATGTTATATTCAATCCTCCATCTAATTTCTATGAACTTAGAAATAATCAGAAGATGGAATTGAAGATAAATTCATTTAGCAATATGATTTCTAGCGGGAAAGTATCAGTATCTATGGCTATGAAGAAAGCATTAGGTTGGCAAGACCGCGATATCATTGCTAATCGGGGCTTTCTCTCAAACGAGGCCGAATTCGAATGGACCCTTCAACAAGCATTACAATTTGGTCCAAATTGGCAACAGCAAGCTATACAACAAGCCCAAGCGGGAGTTCCAGCGGAAGGTTCTGATATGGGAGGTGGTGGATCACTGGGGGGCGGAATGCCTAGTATGGATACACCTATAGATATAGGATCAGAAGAACTTCCACCAAACGCTGGGCAAGAACCCACCCCAGAGATAGTTCCTGAGAACCCGATAGCATAATTTAACTTAGTGAACTACCACGGGGCTAAAGACCTAGGGGTTTTGGTCTCACCGTTTAGATAAGTTATAATCTAATTACTAAATATAATTATGGTAATAGATTTGGGAGATATACCAGTGGGGACTCCGCCGACTGAAGATCAAAAATTACAGATTCGCAACGCTATCGGCATCACTGCCGCCACCGTTCCGAACACGCCCGCTGGCGGCATCGAAGCAACGACCGTCCAAGCGGCGATCAATGAGCTGGATGCGGAGAAAGCCCCGGCTGCGGCTTATGCCCGAACTGACATCGACACGACTTTCACAGAAAAAGCCATCGTCACAGGCGGCAAACTCATCCTCGGCGGCGTAGCAGATGGTCCCACTGGTAGGGCACTTCTTCAATCCTCAACGCAGGTTGCGGCGCAGACTGCCATCGGTATCGTGACGCTCACCCCGGCAGCGTATGCAGCACTTGTTCTAGCAGGCACCACCTCCCCAACCACCATTTACATAACCACTGAATCATGAGCTACGCCGCTACATACCTAGGAACCAAGCCGATCATTAGCATTTCTGCTGGCGCTGACGGCATACCAGCTCCTACACCATGGGTCCGCCCTACTGATTGGCCTGCGCTTCCCGTGCTTGGCGCAGGTGAGCATAAATTTGTCGGCGTGTATGGCGTCGAGAACATTGATGCAAACTACGTGTCGCTGCTTTGCGCTACGTCCGAGGGGACTTACACCGTGGACTGGGGGGACGGAGTGGTCGAGACGGGGCTGGCGTCCAACGTCAAGCGGGATCACCTTTACGATTACGCCACCGTGGCAGGCACGCCGACAGCCGTGGGTGGGTGGAAGCCTGTTGTCGTAACCGTGACGACCAGCGGCGGGAACATGACCACCTTTAGCCTCCAACAGAAGCACTCACAAGCAGGATTGCCGAATGGAGTGAGATCGAATTGGTTGGATATCGCCATCAACGGTCCAAACCTAACGTCACTCACTATCGGCGGAACCTCTACCGTCGCACTGAGGGGCTTACAGCAGGCGACAATCGGGGTTCACGCTTTCACCTCTTGCCAAGATCTGTTCAACGGCTGCTATGCGCTTCAGTCGGTGCCCCTGTTCAACACCGCAGCGGTGACGAACACGCAGTATATGTTCAGCAGTTGCTACGAGCTTCAGTCAGTGCCCCTGTTCAGCACCGCAGCGGTGACAAACATGCAGAACATGTTCTTCAGTTGCGTCTCGATTCAGTCAGTCCCCCTGTTCAACACGGCGAATGTGACGAACATGCAGAACATGTTCAGCGGTTGCTACGAGCTTCAGTCAGTCCCCCTGTTCAACACGGCGAAGGTCACGAACATGAGCAGCATGTTCTTCAACTGTTACTCACTTCAGTCGGTGCCGCTGTTCAACACGGTTCTGGTTACGAACATGCAGACGATGCTGTCAAACTGCTATGCACTTCAGTCGGTGCCGCTGTTCAACACGGTTCTGGTTACGAACATGAACAACATGTTTCAGGGCAGCGCCTCGCTTCAGTCCGTGCCATTATTCAACACGGCGGCGGCGACGGGGATGAATAGCATGTTTCAAGGCTGCTATGCGCTTCAGTTCGTCCCGCTGTTCAACACGGTGAATGTGAATAACATGCAAAACATGCTCAACAACTGCTATTCGATTAAGTCATTACCGCTATTTGACACAGCGAAGGTGACGACTATGCAGCAGATGTGCATCAACTGTTACTCGCTAAAGGAAGTCCCTCTATTTAATACGATTTTGGTGAATAACATGAACAACATGTTTCTGAGCTGCTTCTCGCTTCAGTCCGCGCCATTGCTCAACACCGTTGCGGTTACAAACATGCAGGGGATGTTTCAAGGATGCTCGTCGCTCGCAACCATCTCCGCACTAAATACCGCCGCCGTCACCACGGGGAATGCGTTGAACGTGTTTTCGGGATGCACGTCCCTCGCAAAAGCGCGAACTAATGGCCTCAGATTTGCCGTCAGCTACTCAGGATGCAGACTATCCGCCGCCCAGATTAACGATATTTTCACTGGCCTTGGAACGGCATCTGGGGCACAAACCATCACCGTCTCGAACAATTTCGGCTACGCTACTTGCACCCCATCCATCGCCACGGCAAAGGGATGGACAGTCGCCTAACCTGTTGTATTTTTTAATAATATGTCCGCGTAAATAACACATTCATGCAACTCGAAAAACTTTCGTAAGCCCATAACCACCCTCCTCTGCACCCTCCTCTGCACCCTCCTCTGCACCATACGCAAGATCCGGCGCAATATCTGGCTTTCCCACTATCCACCGCGTTTAATAACTATATTAGCAATCAGTTCGGTCAATAGAACGTTTAAAACTACTCATATTAAACATTATCCCTAAAAATTGGATCGATAGTCAATTAATTATTATAAGTAATCCCATTACCATTGTAATATAATACTTCACCATTAAACCATAATGACGCAGATCCTGATTGATCACAAAAACTTACACAATTGAATTCTGGTTTATAATAATATTTGGTACCATTATTTGTCGATAACTCTAGGCCAACATCACTAGCGACACCACACTTCAAAAAATATTTTTCGGAACCATTATTTGAAGTTACTGCTGGATATAACGTGGATTGCCCCCATAAAATAAATTCATTTGCAGAATTCCTATAATATCCAGTTGAATTATTGGAACTTAGGTTTGTAGTAGTCGATGAGACACCACAAGGTATCGCGTAATACTGTGTCCCATTATTATCAGTGAGCGGCATATATATATTTAACTTGACATATCAAATGCTGATCTTGAATTGAGATATAATATATCAACCTATATGACTCCTCGGAGTTTATAAGAACTTATCGTGAACTCTCTTAAATAAGATTATGTCTGATTCTAATCTCTGCCAAATCCAGCCGATTTCGGCATTCATGAGCACTAATCTATCATCTAAGATAGAATGTTTTCAGGCATTAGGGGCTAGAATTCTTAGAATGTTGGGGCATCCAATGATTAATGTAGAGCTGCATCCAGATCAGTTATATGATGCTATATCGATGGCCGTAGAATTCGCCACTAAGTATAGTTTATATACTAAAGAATATATAATTTTCGATAGTCGTTTATATGAACACGATAAAGGAATTCGATTAGATCACTTATTCACAGTCGCCAATACTGGATATACTTTAAATGAGAAGTTGGCAGAATCCAATAAACCGAATCCAGATTTCAATATCCAAAATAGAAGCAATCTTTATATTCTAACGTCAGCCATTCCCAGTTCTTATTTTGCGTCAAGTTCCACCCTGAGTTCGGTCATACCAACAGACGGTATACCAGCAATGCAGGTGATGGAAGACTCGACGTATAATCAGTTGACAGAGTTCGACTCGTCACTGGCTAGTCTTTTTATATTATCCCCAGCAAAACCATTCACTATCCAATGTGAATCACAAGAAAACGTAATTAAATATAATAATATGTTTGATTACGATACGATGGATTATCGAAAAGTTATAAGTGTTGTTGATTTTATAGAAGGTAGTTCAAGTGGGATAAATAGTTTATTCTCAATGGAGTCCACTATGGCTGCACAGTCATTCTATAGTTACAGCATGGGCAACTTTGGATTCGATTTGACCAGTTGGCATACGGTAAAAGACTGGCAAGATACTAGAGAGAAAGTTTTAGCTATTAAACGGGATATCCATTTCGATAATAGAACTCAATATTTGAGAATGTATCCCCAACCTAGAACCACATCAAATTTTGTGGGGATTTTAGAATGTTACGTTGAGCGTCCAATGAAGGATTGTATTTCGGATGCTTGGGTACTTCGCTATGCTACAGCATTGGCTAAAGTGATGTGGGGGAGAATACTTACTAAGGTTACTGGGGTTCAACTTTTAGGATCAGGGTCATTAAACGGGGATTTAATCCTAAACGAAGGTCTCTCCGAAGTCAAAGAACTTGAGCAGCTAATGATCGAAGGAAGCTATGACACTGAGCCTATTATGATGTTTTGTGGTTGAGTGATTCCCAAAAGGTGTTGCATAATGACCACCATATTATATATAATATTATATGCCCCTTCCAATACAACGAAATTCCAAATTTAAGCAAGGGTATTTTCATCCACGAAATATTCATAAGCTCATAGGTCATGATGTGCCAGCTTATAGATCCGGGATAGAGTTGGAGTTCATGAAATGGTGTGATAATAACGAAAAGGTTATAAAATGGGGTAGTGAGTGCGTGCAAGTCCCTTACCGAGATACCGCTCAACGTAAAAATCGTTTATATTTCGTCGATAACTACGTAGAGATTTTGGAGGGGGATACTATCAAAAAATATCTTATAGAATTAAAAGATATTAAGGAGACTCGAAAACCCGATCCTAGGTCTAAAAAGAAAAAAACAGCATTATTGACCGAACAATTTAAATGGCAAAACAACACCGATAAGTGGAAATTTGCTATTAAGTATGCGAAGGATAGGAATATGGAGTTTTTATTACTCGGACATAGCAAAAAAGATGGGTTTTTACCTATAAGTTTAGATTTTATGGATAGATGATCTAAATATATATATGGCACTAAAACTTAGACTCATTGCTGAGACACCATATGATCTATCAGACTTCGAAATTATCGAAGAACAAAGCAATTTAAAAGGGCAGTCTAATTTATATGTAGCTGGCCCAATGATTGGGTGTGGTTCTAAAAATAAAAATGGGAGACTATATGAAAAAAATAGCACCAGAACCGAAGTTGCTAGGTATATTGAAGAAATGGTAAAAACTGGTAGAGCAATGGGCGAATTGAATCATCCTTCTTCCGCTGACGTGAATTTGGAAAGAGCCTGTCATTTAGTGACCGAATTGAAAGAAACAGATGACGGTTTTTTCGGAAAGGCTAAAGTTTTATCGACTCCGTGTGGTCAAATATTACGAGCACTTATAAATGATGGCGTTCGAATTGGTATGTCAACTAGAGCTTTAGGATCACTAAAAGACCAGTCTGACTATAATCTAGTGGAGAATATGCATTTAGTAGCTATTGATACAGTCGCCGATCCGAGTCATACCTCAGCATTTGTTGATGGTATATTAGAATCGCGTGAATGGATTATTTCTGATAATGGAAAATTTGAAGAATCTTATTCCAATTTTGATAAAGCCATTTCCCAAATTCCAAGGAAAGATGCTGATGCATATCTACGCGACCAAATTGTTCGGTTTATCAATCAACTCGGATAAATATCATTATGAAAAATACTAAAGAACTTAAAACTAAAGGTAAAATTACTATCAAAGCCCCCAAGGTTAAAGATCGTAAAAAATTTGCCCCCGCAACTAAGGTAGATAAATCCAAGAAGGATTACGATAGAAAAAAGGAAACATTCGACGAGTCCGCCAACATTGCGGAATTGGTAGATGCGATAATCACCAAGAATTACGCTAAAGCTAATCAACACTTGAAGCAAGTAGTTGAAGCTAAAATATCAGAAAAAATCCAACAAGAGTTAAATACTCCGTTATTTTAATACAAAAAGCTAAATATACATATGAGCCTAAAAAATCTGTTTTCCGAAGATGTTCAGAAGATTCTTACTGAAGAATCCATCACTGCAATTCAAGAAGCCTTTGACGCCAAAGTAGAACTTACAGTTGAATCTGCTTTGGAACTACAAGATGAAGAATACGCTACCAAGTTAAAAACTCTCATTGGAAGTCTTGATAAAGACCGGACCAAAAAGATGGCCAGACTTGTAGAGGCGGTCGATAAAAACAATGCTTCCAAATTAGTCAAAGTCGTTAAGCTTTATGAGCGCGAATCTAAAAAAGATGCTAAGAAGTTTAAAAAGCAAATCATCGAAACCGTTGGCCAATTTATCGAAACATATATCTCAGAAGCTGTTGATCAAAATGATATCGCACAGGCGGTTAAAAATAAATCGGCATTTAATGTTCTAGAAAATCTTCGTTCTGTTTTAGGCGTTGATGTTGCTATGATGAATAACTCTATCAAGGGTGCTGTTTTAGATGGTGCAGATAAAATCAAAAATCTTCAAACTGAGAATACTGATCTCAAAAAGAAATTGAGCAATATCACAGAGTCTTACACCAAAATTGAAGTCAAATCTCTCCTAGAAGAAAAAACTGCAAAACTCCCAGAGTCTAAGAAGAACTTTATTCGTAAAGCTCTTCAAGATAAATCTGTTAAGTTTATTAATGAAAATTTTGATTACACCCTTCGTCTATTTGACAAACAAGAAAAAGAAACCCTTGTTACTCTCAAAGAAGAAGCAATCAATAACCGGTCTGTCAAGCCCGATGTGGTTCCAAAACAAAAAATTGTAGAAGAATCACTAAATAATAATGATGTTACACATGGCGACATGTATATATCAGAGCTTTCCAAAACTTGGGGGACCAAACGGTAGTCCTAAGTCTAAAAAATCTCACAGACACCATGAGGCTTAGGTAGCCTGAATAAAATATAGAAAGAAATAAAATTATATGAAAGAAATTCCACAAACTGGTAATGAAAGTAAAATTCAAGGGCTTGTTAAGAAATGGGCCAAAGTTCTAGATTACGAAAGTAATTCTATCCCCGCCATTCAAAACGAGCACGTCTATAAGACGACCGCGATGCTATTGGAAAACCAAGAGAAATGGTGTATTGAAGAAGCTGGAAACAACTCCGCTGGAGTATTTGGTGCAACTACCGCCAACAGTGGTCCGAACGTAAGTCCGAATCCTGATGGTTATGCTACCGGAGATTCCCGTCTTCCTAAAATTCTCATTCCTATGATTCGTCGTACTTTCCCTGAGCTTATCTCTAACGAGATTTGCGGTGTTCAACCTATGGGTGGTCCTGTTGGACTAGCTTTCGCTCTGCGTTATGCTTATTCCTCGACCCTCCTAAGTGAAGCTGATGAAGTCGGTAAAACTGGTGGTGTCCGTGGAACTAATCCCGGACTAGGTTATGGTGGTCAAGATAGTTTACCTGCTGGTGAACTTGGTCATCAACTCCTAGACACTCGGTTTACTGGTGTTAGTTCTGCCGCCTTAAGTGGTCACGCAGAATGGGCATTCAGTCTTCAGGATACAGGTGTTGCACAACTACTCGCAAACTACGAGAACACTGGTCGGATTCCACAGATCGAAATGAAGTTTGAAAAAACCTCAGTCGAAGCCGGAACTCGCAGACTAGCTACTCGTTGGTCAATCGAGCTTGAACAAGATATCAAAAATATGCAAGGCATCGACATCGATGGTGAGCTTACTAATGCGATGTCTTACGAAATTCAAGCAGAAATCGACCGTGAAGTTGTTATGCGGATGATCCAAGCAGCGTTTAACGCTGGTTATGGTGCTGGTATCTCCATCTGGAGTCCAGTAAGTGCAGACGGTCGTTGGACTGCGGAGCGTAATCTTACATTCTATCAACGTTTGATCATTGAGTCTGGTCGTATGGCTGCTCGTAACCGTCGTGGTGCTGCTAACTTTGTTATCTGCACTCCTCGCGTTTGCAGTATTCTAGAAATGCTTCCCGACTTTAAGGTGTTTGAAATCAACGGATCAGTATCTACTACTGGTGTTGGTATCGCAAAGGTTGGAACTGTAGGTTCTCGTTTCACTGTCTATCGTGATACTCGTACAGAAGTTCAAAACTCTACACTCTATGGAAGCAATGGTTATAGCCCAGTTCGCACTGAAGCTGTTGAATATTGCCTAATGGGTTATAAGGGTTCTGAATACTATGATACTGGTATTATCTATTGCCCATATATTCCGATTATGGTTCAACGTGCTATCGATCCTATTAACTTCACTCCCCGTGTCGGTCTAATGACTAGATACGGTATTGTGAATAATATTTTCGGGGCCGCCCTCTATTACCACATCATTGTAGTCAAGGGACTTGGTGTTGCGTTTACACCGGGCAGTGTGAGTACATATCTGTGATGACATAACTCGTTGTAAATCAACGACTTAGCGAAAATCTGAAACCCCGGCCACCGAAGAGGCCGGGGTTTCCTCGTTTAAAAACAGATTTTTAAGGAATGGTCATTGACATTTTGGGATCACATGGTTGAATACTCCTATGACCGAGACGAGTATTAAGCACGAACTTTCCAAATACATCGAGGAAAAACATAAGGGAACTTGTCGAAAGATAACCCCGAAGGAAATTATTAATATTGTCTGTAAGGATTCTATAATAAAGATTAAACAGATTCTTCCAATAGAACTACAGATGTCATTTCCTATAATGATTCATTGTTTTATTAATGACATTCGAGATATTCCAAAATGTTTTTGTGGTGAAATCTTACCTTTTAATAATAGCGATTTCCGATTTGCAAAATACTGTTGTAATAAATGTCGATTCGAGAATGCGGAGGAAACAGTAAAAATCAGACAGGAGACTAACCTAGAGAAATATGGTAAAACTAATTATCTTGCTACTAGCGAGGGTAAAAAGAAAATCGAGGAAACATCTATGTTAAAATATGGAGTAAAAAATCACACCCAATCTCAACAATACAAGGATAAAGTTTCGGGTAGAATTGTTCCTAAAATATCGGTAGAACGAACTCGATTAATACTACTAAAACAATCATATGAAACTTTCAAAATAAAATATACCAATTGTGTGCCACTCTTCACAATGGAAGAGTATGAGGGGGTTCGAGGTTATAGAAAATATTCTTGGCACTGTAATACATGTGATAAGGATTTTATATCATCCATTCATAATGGGTGTTCTCCGATCTGTTCGCATTGTAAGCCAATTGGATCATTACATGAACTTGTATGTAAGAAGTTTCTCGATGATTTAAATATTTCATATAATTTCAATGATCGAAAGGTTTTGGACTCTGGGAAGGAAATAGATTTATTCATTCCACATAAAAATTTTGGAATCGAACTGTGTGGATTATATTGGCATTCTACGGCTGGCCCATATTATGCTAAAATGAATCATGTTACAAAATTGGAAGAATGTGAGGAATTGGGAATCAAGTTATTCACCGTTTATGATGACGAAATGTATGATTTAAATAAGCGTCGAATTGTCTTCAATAAGATTAAAAATGTATTAGGGTTGACAAAAAGAAAGATATATGCAAGAAAATGCCAAATAATTGAACTAGCCCCAAACACATGCACTAAATTTTTGGAGAAATATCACATTCAGGGCACTATTGGCGCATCTTACAGGTATGGATTAACATATAAAAATAAATTAGTTGCAGTAATGACTTTCAATAAGGGAAGAACTGCAACGGGACACACCGCAAAGGATAATGAATGGGAATTGGGACGATACTGTTCGATTTTCAACTTTTCTATAGTTGGAGGGGCCAGTAAACTAGTTACGCACTTTATAAGAACCATAAATCCTGAAGTGGTATATTCATATGCTGATAGACGATGGAGCAATGGAGGAGTGTATGAAAAACTTGGGTTCTCTTTTATTAAAAACAGTGCTCCAAATTACTGGTATACCCGAGGATTTAAAACCCGAGAGCATCGAGTAAAATATAGAAAGCATAGTCTTAGAGATTTCCCATCTTATGACGAGAATCTTTCCGAACATGAAATAATGCTAAAGGAGGGGTTTTATAGAACATGGGACTGTGGAAGCAAACTGTACACTTGGAAAAAACAATAATATGAAAGAAAAAATAAAAGAAAAAATCGTAAACTATACTAATGAAAAATATGAAGGTAGTTTAAAACGTCTAAGAGATAGTAATCTACACAAATTTCTATCTCCAGAAGATCTTCACTATATTAGGGATACGGTTGATATGGAATTGCAAAGCCCTGCCTCTATAATGATATGGTGTTTCCTAAATGATGTCCACGAACAACCCACATGTCCATGTGGAAATGATACAAAATTTGACCAAGTTCGTAAAAGATTTAGACCATTCTGTAGTGAGAAATGTCAGAGAACTTTATTCAAACAAACCGTAGATAAAAGAAGCGCGACATGCCTAGAGAGATATGGTAATCGTAGTTATATCGGAAGTGCGGAAGGCATTAGAAAAACTAAAGAAGCATGTGTCGAAAAATACGGAATCGATAACTATTCAAAAACTGATGAATTTAAAGAGAAGAGAAAGACTTGGAAACGATTAATATGAAAAAGAAGCATCTTAAAACTAAAATAAAACTACTTAAACGCTACATCCATAATGTGAACAATTACTAGTCGTCATCTGCCGGATATTGTGTGGGAAAGCCGCTAAGTCTTTAGCCTAGGGGTATCCACAATCCAACGACAAAATCCAATCAAATTAACTAAATAATAACATGGCTATCTATTCTTTTAATACCGTCTTACTCTCCGCCCAAAAAACAGGAATCCCGAATCTAATCGGAACCTCACTATCAGCATCGGGAGTCGGCACAGTATCTCTATCTACCAATGATGTTGGTATATCGTTCGCCTCTATCACGCCTTTACTTTCATCAAGTGTCGCCATTAATGTGAAGGGTTCTGTATTCAATATTGATACAGCATATAATAACTCCACGATGGCCCTAATACACCCACTAGGCGGGTATACCACATTCACTGTTCAATCAGCAAACCCCACCACCCCGTTATCAGCATTCACATCAGGGCATTATATTTCAACTCCTGATACTCGACGCAAACGTAATTTAGGATACTGATCCAACTCCACAGTTTAAAACAAAAAACCTTTCATATTAACTATGAAAGGTTTTTTGCTGTTAAATATTAACATGTTTGCGCGTGGAAGTGGCAGTGGTCTAGAATATAAAAGAGTAGATAATGCCTTTTATAAAGGTGTTGTCGTGGATAATAACGATCCTAGTAAACTCAATCGAGTTAAAGTATATATACCAGAACTAACCAACCAGCCATTCGATTCTTGGATTGATGAATATGATAGTATCAATATCAATTCGATAGGAGAAAACATTAAATCCAAATGGAACGAGAAAGAGACCAATGGGGATTGGTCTGATGTTTCGATATTTGATGATATATGCGAAAACATTCCTTGGGCAGAGCAATGTTTTCCCTTATTTGGAGAATCTGGAAATTTTAGATATTATAAAGATGGGGAGATAGCAACCATCTCTGATTGTAATTATATTGAAGGGTTCCAGACGAATGATTCAGATCCTATCACACTGAAAAACGGTTCGTTTTCCCCCTCATTTATATATGAAAATGTCGGAACTCGATTGGGGGATGCTTTCAACAAGCCCTTGGACAATTTCACAGTAAATGCTAATCCATACTCATTTCAATATGCGCCATCAAATAATGTCAATAAATCCAAAGGAGTGTTTGGGATTCCCGAAGTGGGCGCTAAAGTGTGGGTGTTCCACTACGAAGGGGATTTGAATTTTCCTATTTATTTTGGAGTTGTTGGAAAATCTTATAGAGAATTGTCATTAATAAACAATACAGATAATGATAAATCTATAGGTATAAAATATCCCAATGGATTCTAATATTGATTAACAGTCTTGGCGACATAAATATATCATATATGTCATTGATTTATCGAAATAAAGTCATTATAAATCAGCGTGGGGGTGCATTGGAGATCGACAATACGACCGAAAATGAAAAAATAAAACTTTCACATAGATCTGGGTCTAATATAAATTTCACCAATGTTGTAACATCAGAACTAGCAACTAACAATAAACAGATCGCTGTTGTCAATGATTCATATGAAACTGTCGGGGGGGATAAAAACATATTTCACGGTAAAGATAAAACAGTCAGAACCGGGGAAAATACTTACGAATTAGACGGTTTCATCGATCAATCACAATTAGATTCTTTGGCGAAATGGAAGGTTGTATATAAATCCATCGCTAAATTGAATTCACAATTCAAAATTAAACGTGGGGGTAATAGTTTTCCTAACGGGGAATCTACCGAATTATCTGGTAGTAGATCAGAGAACCCTGTATTAAAAAACACCCCCATCACAGTTGAAAACAAATTCAATGGATATACCGGTGTCCCTACTCGCAATAATTCGAAAGACGAGGTAGTCACTTATGAAAAAGTTATTGATAGGAATAACACGAAACCTGCATCACAGAAAAAAATAACAGTAGATGATATCACTAAATCCGCTGGTGGTTCTGGTTCTAAAGCTCCGGGGGTCATGGAGTTTGGTGCAAGTCTTCACGCCGCCACCGAGAATGGTGAATGGGAATCAAATTCGGAAACCACTAAAATATCCGATAAGATATTGGAGTTACAAGACCACTTGACATCGATAGAATCCAATATTGGAAACGGGGGGGATAAAATAGCTTGTATAAAACGACATAAATTCGAACAGGTTGGAGGGGTGTTTAATGATTTCCCTAGTATTAGGATAGATCCAAAGGGTAGGAGTCAACCATTTGAGATGTTAGTATCAGATACTGGTATCTATAAAAATCATGATTATGTCCCACACGTAGAAGAGGTTGATAATTCTTCGAATTTTCCATGTGGAAATGATGACAAAATTGTTGGGAATAGTTATACTCGAAGTGTGGGATCTGGTGGTATTAATTTTAAAACGACTGGCTCGTTTGAAATGTCTGGGACGAGTTTGAAAACCGGATTCAAACGTGTAAATTTAAACGCCTCTCATGGTATTCAGATAGGGTCCGAAGAATTTATCGAAATTCAATCGTTGAAAACCATCACTTTGCGGACGAATAGACAGGTGTATATGGATTCGTCCCTAGGTGTTCGTGGTAATGTTATTATTGGTGGTGGTGTGAGTATGGAGGGTGAATTATATATTCAGCATGTGACTGCTCCATTAGAGGTTCATCAAACTGAAGATACTGTTTTATTTGGTAAATTTGCGTCGGATACTAATAGATCATTATTAATAGCTGAAACACTAGTAAATGGAGTGTGGTGGCCCACATATGCCAAGGCTAGTCATAATCTAATCGTTAATTATCCGCATAGCCATCACCATCATGGTATTCCCATGAGACTAACGGAATCGAATAAAGATGTTCGAGCATTAGCTCAAAATGAGAATATAAATAATCATAGTAATGTATCCCAAGCTATGGCTCAGATACACGAGAGAAAACGAGCAGTTGCTGTGGGTTAATAGTTTGTCAACTCTCGTTCTCGATTAGATAACGAGTCACCAACTTTCCCTTTGATGACAGGACACCAAAATTGTTATTTGGTGTCCTGTCGCTCCAATATCATATTGGATAATTTGTCATTACAAATGGAATCGTGAGTGGATATGACTGTGCCCATTACTATTGGGTTTCACCCCCACACCCAACCATCATAACACCCATCAATAATGCTATTATTTGTTTCATTTTATTTCATCCACTATACCATAATTTAAACATTCATCTGCCGTTAGATAGATATCTTTAGTCATCAATTCGTCCAACCTTTTCATTGGAACCTTGGTATTCTTCTTATAGAACTCTTTGAGTAGTTTCATAAGCATTGTTGCAGAATCCATTCCAGCTTGAAGATCGGCAAATGTTCCGTATATGGCACTAGACAATTGATGTATAAGCATATGAGCGTGCTTGCCACAATATCTTTTATCTCCCACTGCGCTTATGAGGGTTCCAGCAGATGCCACTAAACCGTCGGCGTATGTATATACATCTGATTTTAAATTTAGGATAGTATCCACAGTGGAAAATGCAGCATAAATCTCCCCGCCCGGCGTATTGATATGTAGGTGGATTACTGGTTTATAGTCGTCTCCTAAAATATTTCTCAGGTTTTGGAGCTTAAGGTCTAGCTCTATTAATACCCTATTAAGCTCTAAGCATGACTGCTCATCTATTTCACCGTAGAAAAATAACTTATTCTCCACTACTCTAATACCGCAGGATGGTAGGGGGGATTCTTGAGCGTTGATGAACATGGGGAATCCTGTCATCGCGGACTGTTCAGTATCATCATCGTCTTCAGACGCTAAACGATGTTTTTTAAGTTTCCAATTCATTTTTGTCGATTTTGTCATATTATTTAAAGTAAGTTATAGGGAATTCCGTGATTCCGGTTTTTATTGATTCTTTCACATAAGGATTGCATAGTCTACACTTATCACATATTCCATCTAAAGATGGTAATTTTATAATATCTTTAAATGTTATATTATAGCATATGCATTTCGTGATCATATTTTCACTTCACATTGTCCCCCATTGCAACTTATTGCCGCCAATGTGTCAGCATCTACATATTCTTGACTTCCTTCTTTGATGGTCTCCCATTCAATATCTACCCAATCACGATTGATATCCAACCAATCTTTCCATATGGAAACATGTTTCAAACAATAGGTCATTTTCTGGATATCATTGTCGAAATATCTACTAGCGAATTGTTTTGCTCGTCTTATCCATTCAAATTTTTCAAATTTACCCATTTTATTGTAAAACTTAGTTAGCCCCAATGCATATTCGGATAATGCATCATTGTAATCATTATTATTGGTATATTTTTTCCTGATTGGCTTCTTAGGTTCTATAGGTTCTTGATTAGATTCATCCGTCGAATTGAATATAGATGCACACGCAGTCCACAAATTATCAAAGCAATGCAAACCATCCACAATCAATCCAGATGCCAATGGGACACCATCACCATATCTTTCGACTAATTCTGTCGGATTTAAAACTTCTACGAAGGGTGCTTGATCATAATCCAAATCTCCAGATCCCGCCAATAGCGAAATTCCAGAAAATTGGTTTCTATTTTCGAAAATATATTCTCGAACATCGCCCCACTCGTCATCATCGCTTATGTTGACGGTGCATGATATATTATGTGTTACTGATGGATTTAATCCGGTCGGCGTATCGCTTCCCCCCGGAAGCACCCAATGTTCGAATGCAAATTTAATTTTTTCTAAAAACTTCACCCCCGTCAAGTCTCTTTTAAAGATAGCTCCTTCTGGGATTGTGCATGGGAACGAAATAACATTATCTGTTTTGTTTGTTGACCATACAGATTCAGTTACTGAAATAGGATTTTTCTTTTTCATTACTTTACCAGCGAATTCCTTCTTATTCACTTGTGCTCGTCTAAGATACTTTCCCGAATGGTTTCCGTGGATACCTGACCCGGTCATCAATACGCAACTAGCAGAACCACTGGGTTTTGTGCAAGTAGTTCTAGCTGCTGGATTGATTCCTAAAAATTTTGCAATTTTTATATTTTCATCCTTTACAGCATTAACACCATCTTTTAAAATTGTCTCATCGAAAAGTAATACTGGATTGTCCATCCACCCGGTAATAGATACACCGAGGAGTGCTTCTCTTTTGAAGATTTCTTCTGTTGTTTTTCCTAGATATGGGAAATCAGTATAAGCCGCTTGAAGCGTTCCTATGAATGATGCAGCTTTACACACTTCGATGAATTCTTCGTATGTTTTACACATAGACCCATTAATTTCAGTAAGATTACATCCACCAAATCCAGAATCACCGTTTTCTAGAATAGGCCAGAATCCAATTTCACAGTTATGCACTAACATATTATTCGCGAAAAAATTGTGTGCATTTTCGACTTCGATGTCATAAACATCGTGGTTATATACCGAATCGCGAATGTTAGTTATTATAATATCCTTTAATGATGAATCACATAACACATCACCAATCTTCAGATTACATGCCTCGACATATTCGCCACAATTATAAAACTTGTGGTCTGATGTGCATTCGATGTGTGATGATACATCATCGCCCCCAACCACTTCGATATATAATGTTTTAGAATCTTTCTTGGTCTTAATACCGTTAAGAATTGTATTAAAAACTAATCTATTATGCCCATAATCATAAGATAATGCTTTATACGGAATTCCCTGATTCAATTTCTCGATCAGAATATCCATTCTGATTAGGCCACCGTCAGTATGTATCATACTATCCCCCACTAGACAACACGGATTTGTAGTCTGATGAATCATGCCATCATCGACAAAATAAAATCCGGGTTCCCCGAAACTCTTAATATTCTTAAAGATTTCGTCGAATTCTTGTTTCGTAATTTTTCCTCTTTCTAATACCACTGAATTATTCGCCCTGCCACGTTGGGGGTTATCGAAGAACCAGTTACCAGTTTTACATTCAGCCATTTCCTTATCTTCTTTGCTGAATAAGACAATTAGAGCCGATCTCCTCACCCCGCCAGAAATAACGCTGTCTGCAATGTGGCAGATTATATCATGTGCCTGTAGTGGTGTTAATTTAAATGATCCCGATTCTATACTGTTATCTATCAATCCTTGGATTTTGATCAAGGATTTTTCCAATGGAATCGGGCCGGGTGCTTTAAACTGACCCGCGATTAATTCGCCCTCTGGTCTAATCCCTGATAAATCGAATTCGATCTCATATCCCTCATATTCTGGATATATTCCATTTTCAAAAAATGAATTAATTAAAATCCCCCAACATTCCGCCCAACCTTCGATAGAATCTTCCGGCTTATAAACTTTAACTCCCTTGGTCCTATGCTTTATATTGGGTAATTTGGTCGTGTGGTGGTGCTGTACACTATAGCCAGCCCCGCAACCACATAGGAGAAGATAACCGATCTCTTGGAAGACTCTAGGTCTATCGATAATAGATGATGTGCAATTTCCAGTAACCGCGCCATTTTTCAGAATGAAATTTCTAGTATTTTCTACTTCTAAACACCAGACAATTTCCGTTTTTACATTTCTTTCTATACTTTTAACCGTGAAGTGTTTAGGGCCGCATGTAATAGCGAACCTGATGGCATGCCCCCTTGTCGAAAAATTTGTCACTTCATTACTAAAATCTCTCTCATATGTAATATATACCCCTGCTATTGGAAAACATTCCCGGATAAAGTTTATATGGTCTTCATCAGATGACTGAATCGACACGTATGGCTTTTCGTGTGTGTTTTTATTTCTGTTTTTTTCCCCATCCGCCGCTAAGTAGCCATGAACAAATGCGCGAATCAATTCTGGATTATCTATGTTGGGGTTCGGGGCTGTCTTAAGATATGTCCCAGTGTATGCTATCGAATCACCACCACATGATAACGGTGTCGAAATTTTAAATCCCATTTCCGCAAATCTATCATTATATTTTTTATCTTTACCACAGAGTCGCACCATCGAATATTGATATTCGCCATCATTATTTTTCACGTTGGTCCCATCTCCGAAAACATAACCATAACACCAGTATAATCGTTCAAAAGGTGTGGCATTATAGTAATCGAATTCTATAAATGAATTGCTCGCACCAATTACTCTATCTCCCTCCTTTAACTTGGTTGTTTCTTCACCATTATCCAAAATCCATCTGTGGTTTTCTGTCGCAAAAATTTCACTAATTTCCCCTGAATGACATAACGCTAATTCTATCTTATTTAAATTTTGTTTACCGTAAGATTTAACTTTCGCATTTTGCCAACTCCCATCACCAGTTTGTACAACAATTTTGTCACCATCAAGATAATCGTGAAATGATTTAACTCCATTTGATGTAATAAATTCAGTATCTTGAGATAAACAATTGTAAATCTTTGCATTTTTCTTTAAAATGCCGTCACCGCCAAACTGTAATGCCCTCTGTGATCCTAAAACTTTTTTATCTTTAACTAGTTGTTTGACATGTTCAAACTCTGAACGAAATTCGGTATTACTCTCCAATTCTTTTTGGAATTTTGTCTCGTGCATTCCAAAAACTCGATCTATAATTTCCGACCAAGTTTCTCGCCTTTTCTTTTCGGGAATGTAGTGTGCGTATCGTGAATATACTGTGTAATCGCTTAATGCTTGTAGGCTCATAATTGTTATAATTGTTCGGCGTAGACTTTTCCCCATTGTAATCTGAATCTAGCTTAAAGTCAACCTTCGTTCGCTCGAATATTTAATCACGGCAAATTTGAAATCCGCCATTTAAAAAACATTCCCGATTAGATAAATAACCACATTAAATAAGAACATGGACATTGGATTATCTGACGCATATAACGAAATTCTGGAAGAATCTGGGGGCGGTTCGGCAATGGGCCGACTCCCAATCAAAGGGGGGCTGCAAGCACCGCAGGACGCCAAGAACACCTTATCCAGTAACAGCTCAAAGATTGGCGTTACCCAAGGCAGTCTCTACAATCAAAGTCAGGCTAGTGGGCAAAATCCTTACGAACAAGAAGAATCAAAAGCTATTGACAAACAAAAAATCTGTGGTATTATAGATCTCCTCTCAGGTGATTTAGATATATCTAAGATAACAGATAGATCTGCTATAATGGTTTTAGGAAAATTAAAAAAGATGATTAATTAAAAAAAAATCAGGAAAATAATCTCGATTGAGTTAAATGTTGACTCTATTAAACACTAGGTTATAATCGCTACCATAACAAACACTGAATCCGAAGTTTTAATATATGAATTTGACAAATAGTGAAAATTATATCATTGACTTTCGAATTCCACATGTTAATATATATTATATTAAATTTAAATCATACTAATAAACAATTTCACTTCCTACTGGTCGGATGGTAGGCGTAGTAGTTATCAACTACTCATTGTTGTGCCAATTTGAAAGGGCAATCCGACACGGCTCACTCTCTAGCTAAAAGGTTCTGATCAAACCGATTGAGAGACAATGCATTGTAAGTGTCAACGGTTTCGCACTCTAGGATTCCACCCTAGCAGACAGGATTCAATTTCCTGACAATGCTCTCACATGAAATGTAGAAGATGCCACATAATATTTGACGATTCGAATAAGAGATGTGCTGGTATAATTACCCATTATAAGCCCATCTCCCTAGGAGCCTATGAATAAATTAAAAACAATTAAACAATTAAAAGAAGAGTTGAGCAAATTCCCAGAAGATGCTACATTTGAAGCATATGAGGGCGAATGCAATGGAATAAATATTTTTCACCATATATGTGATGGTTTTATCTATTCGGAGTCTGATAGAAAAACTGAAATCCCCGACATCAAATACTGATTGTTATGACACAAGTGAAAATTAAACTACTGCATCCAGACGCACAATTACCTATTCGTTTCAATGAAACTGATGCGTGTTATGACGTATATGCCGTTACTAAAAATTATATCGAACATAATAGATATGAATATGGTCTAGGATTTTCCCTAGAATTACCCCCCAATACTCAATTGGATCTTAGATCACGTTCATCGATATATAAAACCGGATTAATACTTAGTAATTCGATAGGAACTGGCGATGAAGATTATCGAGGAGAATACAAAGCAATTTTTTATCATGTGAATTCGGACCTACCCGAATATAATATCGGTGATAGAATTCTACAGATTCAATTGAGGAGTAGAGAAGATGTAAATTTTGTCATTTCCGATGAACTGAATATTACCGATCGAGCAGATGGTGGACATGGCAGCACTGGACTTAGGTGAAATATTATTTAGATTCGACACCGAGTTTAAATAATTCCGATTCCGAGTCTCGCCTCAGCCACAACCCTTTCAAACTCGGACCCCACAATCTTTTCATCGATTTGATATCTGATGGGACTCTATCTTCTCTACTGATAGAGATGTTATACTTTATCCATCTCATTTCTTTTCTAGAATCTGAACTGGATAATGATGGACCTCTATTATAAACTAATGATACTAGCGATCCATTTGAATGTGGGTGAAGCCTATCAGAAGTAATACCAAATGCGTCTGCGGTCTGTTTAGTGAAAGACGGTAGTGTATATTTATTAAAAATTGCCTGTGCTTGAGACCAAGTGAGCTTTATTTTATACTTCACTTTAGGGAGACCATTGTAATACGCGCTTCGCCCTTTCATCCCAGAAACCGTCTGAAGAAGTTTTATATCTTCTTCGGGTAGAATCCCGGTAAAAGCTTTAACCATTTGCTCATGGGTTAAATACCCACAATCCGCTCCTATCCCTATGGTCACTCCGCTCATAGTAGTTTGCCATGCAGGTACGATTGGTTTCGAATAATATTTATCAAACTCTCTCTCACCACCACCTATCTCATAGTAGCATATCAAATCGATAGATTTCTGTGAAATAGGTAGGCTCAATCCATCTGAGATAACATCATTTGGATCACCTCTAGTTAAAGGGGATGATAGTAGTAGTAATATACTAATCCATTTCATTATTTTGATGTCCAAGATAACATAATAACCCCGAACAGAAACATGAACGTTCCGAGTATCCATCTAGTTTTTTCGGTCGGCGACATTGAAGACCATCCAATATTAAAATTGTCTCCAAAATCCTTACCTAATGTTGATGGAAATACCACACGGAATATTGTCCATACCAATGCTGATCCAAATGAAACCCGAGAAATTAAAGCGGCGAAGTCTACAATGTTATAAATTGCTGTGAAATTAAACATCGTATCAATCCACCCCGATGATTTCAAACATGTGAAAAATATACCAACACCCACTAGGGCATATACCCAATCTATTTTAATGCCGTTACACTTAATTTTATTTTTATCCTTTGTCATATTACTATTTAATTAAATTTTAAATGTTGGAATATATGTTCGGATCATAACATATCCGACAAATAAAATAGTTAAAACTATTACAATACCAATACACCAATTTTTATATACCGTAGCTGATGCAGATTTTTGTTCTTCATTACGTAATTGTTTTTTTAAATTTTCAGATTCCTTATTTTTGGCTAAAAGATTTTGTGATAGATAAGTGATCTGTTCTCTTAATTGTCGAACCTCATCATCCTTTAAAATAATTTGGTGTTCTGTTTTATCTAAAGTGTTTTTAATCACCTTTAAAATTTTTTCTTGATCGCCACGTAATTGGATCATTTCAATATTTTGCTGTTCTAAAAATAAATTTCGACGTTCGACCTTCTTTATTTCATCTATCAACGAAATGGCATCCAATTCCGATACCGCTGTTTTAGCCAATGCTTGTTCTCTGATTTTTTCAGCTTTGACCAATGCTTCAATAATATTAATTTTTTGTTCGAATAATGTTTGTTTAGTCTGTTCGATTTTATCACCCAATTTACCATTGTGATCAATGGTTGTATCTACATTGATTTTTGTATTCTTAATATTGGTGATAGGACTTTCAACATGTTTCGGAGTGGGTGGTATAATAGCTATAGGTATTCCTGCTGGTCGGCATCCCAAAATACTCAAAACCGCGACAAGTATCACGAATATTACAGATTTTCCCCTATTAGTGGTATATTTCTCGTAGATCATATTATCGCGATTCTTTTAGAATTTGCTTTATTTCTAATAAAGCGTCTTTAATTACTATACTATTTTCCTCAAGGCGAACAATTCTCCGGTCGATAGAATTTCGTTCATTGTCTAGAATTGTCTTAGCATTGGCCCAGTCAGTATTCGTGAATTTATTACCAACTGACGTTGCATTATTTAATTCTAATGACTTCACCGCAACTTCAATATTACTGATGCGGGTCATAGCTTGATTTAAAAACCATGACGACAACATGATAGTGATTGACATGATGAACCCACCAATTTTCAATATCCAAGACATAGTTTCATTTTTTATTGGTGATGGCATTACATTATTATTTAGTATAAATGGCTTGATTAAACACTACCTCACGTTTAAATAAACGCCAGTTATGAGAAACTATATATTGTTAAGCATATTGAGTATGGCCATTCCGATTTTGGCCAACACCGAAACGGGTAAAGCGTCTTATTATTCGATTAAATGTAATGGTGGGACGAGAACTGCAAGTGGGGAGAAACTGGTTGATAGTTCAAACACCATAGCGCATAAAACTCTCCCGTTTGGAACTTTAGTTAAAGTGACTAATTTGAAAAATGGTAAGAGTGAAATAGTGAGAGTGAATAACCGAGGACCGTACATCAAAGGGCGAATCGTTGATGTTACTATAGGAGTTGCTAAAAAATTAGATTTTGTGGAGATAGGAGTGATCCCAGTAAAAATTGAGTTGGTGGGTGAAGCGAAGAATAAATAATTAAACGATTATGGACACATTTTCAAAATTTTTTAAAAAAGTCAACCCAGATATTGACTACGACCCAAGACAAGTTAAGATGGAAGTGGAAGTGGAAAAGGAACATACCAACGACCCATCAATTGCTGAAAAAATTGCTAAACAACATTTGGCAGAAGACCCTAAATATTACACTAAATTAAAGAAAATAAATCAATTTTATGAATACAAATAAAAATAACAGTGCGGCTGGTGACGGTTGCTGTGTCTCGCCTTGTTCGGGTTCTTCATTCGTTGCTTCAGTCGAGAAGACCTCGGCGCTCCTTGGCCAGCTGGAAGGATGCAAACATCGGGACCGACTCGCGAGTCTTGGGTTGGCCGCTGGATATGACCCAAGCTTCCCATTCGGCTGCGTCCACTTTGACTCGGTGGGCATTGAGCCTTTTGACCTTCGCGGCGTCCATGAACTCGTCGAGGTTCTTGGCAGCCTCGGCATAGGCGGTT